ATGCTCCTATGTTATTGATTATAAAAGTGTTTCTAGTGCGATTGTTAATTAAATAGCAGTTATAAAGCTATTAAATACAATCCATAAGCCTACTCATAACAGGCTTAAAGGTGTATTTACGCCCATTCATTGAATTTTATATATTGTGGGGCTATTGGTGTTTCTTGTTGGTTACGCTTTAAAAATAAATCTTCATCATCACCATTTAAATCAAATAAGCAATCACCAAATGATTCTTTGAGTTTTTCGGTATCATGATAAGTCTCGGCATAAGTCCAACCATTTACGCCATTAAAATACCTGTCAATAACAAAAACTTGTTTTGTTATTTTAATACCATAAGCTTGATATATTTTATTATCATATATATCAAAACCATTTTCATCTTGTTGTATTAATGCTTTCATGTTTTATGCTCCTATAAAGTTGATATTAATTAATAAATAAATGTAAATATGGTAATGAAAAAAGCAAAGCTAAAGGCAATATAAAGGCTATAGCTATTAAACAAAATGCTTTAATATTATCTGCTCTTTCAAGTTCTTGTAATGTTTTATGTTTCATTTTATTCTCCTATAATTAATAAAATATTGCTGTGTTGCTGAAATGTATTTTACAGATAAAAATAAATGTGTCAAGTAAATTTAACAATTAATTTAATATAACTAAAAGATATATAAAAGAGATATAATATAACTATGAAGAAAACCAATATAATAGACGCAGGGAAGGTTGCAATCGTAGCAGATATAAAAAACGCAGTAAAAAATAAAAGGGGTAGACCCCAACACCTTCCAACAGCGACCACCCGAAATAAAATTTATAATTTATCTATAGTAGGTACTAGGTATGAAGATATTGCACTTATCATGGGTATCAATAATGACACGCTTAAAAAATACTATAGTGAAGAATTAGAGAAAGGTCGCATAGAAGCTAATGCAGCTGTTGCTGGTACATTATATGAAAAAGCTAAACAAGGCGATACACCCTCTATGTTGTTTTGGTTAAAAACTAGAGCAGGATGGAGTGAAAAAAATACTACAGAATTAACAGGCGAAGGGGGTGCACCCATTAATATTAAAGTAGTTACAGGAATAGATTAACAAACGCCAGTACCCAATTTTTTTGCAGGATAATTTTCAGGACTTTATTATGAATAACCCAAATACCACTATGCCAGTATCAGAGCTAATAAAAAAATTAGCTATAGATGCTAGTAATACATTAAAACCCAAAGAAAATAGAACAGTTATTGAGTTACCAGATATAGAATCTATGATGGGATTATTAGGTAATGCTTTAGCACCTAATAATGTAAATATGCAACCAGAAGTAAATGATATGCCTTCATACAATATGATGTTAGCAGATAATTCTAATGAATATATAGACCCTTATGCAGATGCACCTGGTCCAACTACAGAAGATTTATCTCCAGAACAAAGAGAATTTTTAAAAGAAATGACTAGAACAAACTCTATGGAAAATTATTATAACAATTTACGAGAGTATGACTCTGGGTATAGAGGTGTTAATCCAGTAGATAGTGTTCCTTCTAATGATATGCTTAATGAAGCATTACGACAAAGAGAGGGAAGATAATTATGTGGTCATGTCATTTATTTGTAGGATGTCATTTTGGAATAGAGTGGTACGAAGCTGATAAAATAGACCCATACTATGAAGATAATCGTACTAGCAAATTTAATTATTTTATTATAGACTTGGGATGTTTACGCATCCAAAAATGTGAGAAAGGACATGACTAATGAACCTGAACCTAAAGAAGAAGATGTACAAAAAACCAAAGAAGAAAGGCAAGAAGAATTACGCAGATGGTTTGAATCTCTTGGAGATTGTGCATGAGTTTATATGAAAACATAAATAAAAGAAAAAAAGCAGGTACTAGCAGAACTAAAAAGAAATCTACTATTACTAAAAAAGCATACAAGGAAATGCAAAAAGGATTTCCTAACTCTAAAAAAAATAAAAATAAAAAGAAAACTAAAAAGGCTAAAGCATAATGAAAGGCGTAAAACACTACACTAAAGATGGTAAAGAATGGAAAGGCAATACACACAAAATGCCTAATGGAGATTTACACACAAATAAAAACCATACTAAAACATCTCAAAAATTAGTACACTATAAAGACTTATCTAAAACAGCAAAGAAAAAAGCAAAAGCATAATGGCTATTGAATACAGAGGTGAAAAATTCGCTGGTTACAATAAACCAAAAAGAGCTAGAACTAAAACTAAAAAGTTTGCTGTACTAGCAAAAGAAGGTAATACAGTTAAATTAGTACGCTTTGGTGATGCTAATATGACTATTAAAAAAAATCAACCAGCTAGAAGAAAGTCTTTTAGAGCAAGACATAAATGTGATGAAAAGAAAAGTAAATTAAGTGCAGGATATTGGTCTTGTAAGAAATGGTAAGAATTATAGTCTTGTGTTTCTTTTTACAAGGATGCACAATGTTAATTCATAACGAATACTATCAATTTGTAGATAGAAGTATTACTGTATATGACACAAGTACATTGTTTACAGACGAAAAAACAACAACTGAATTATTAATAGAAACATTAAAAGTGGAGTAACGACCTCTTATGAGAGTTACAAAATATGAAAAAAGAAATAACAACAGGTTATAAACCTAGAGTTCCACAAAAACAAATACACCAAATGGTTAAAGCTAATCGTTTTAGTGTAGTAGTAGCTCATAGGCGTATGGGTAAAACAGTCTGTGCTATTAATCAATTAATACATAGTGCATTAAACTGCAATAAACCTAATCCACGATTTGCTTATGTAGCACCAACTTACAATCAAGCAAAAAGAATAGCTTGGGATTATTTACTAGAATATACACGACCTTTAGATGCTAAAGCAAATATTGCTGAATTGCGTGTAGACTTTATGGGTAGGCGTATCAATTTATATGGTGCAGATAACCCTGATAGTCTGCGTGGAATCTACCTAGATGGATGCGTTCTTGATGAAATTGGAAACATTAATCCTACATTATTTACAGAAATTGTTAGACCTGCATTAGCAGACCGACTCGGCTACTGCGTAGCAATGGGGACACCCAAAGGTCAAAACCATTTTAAAGACTTGCGTGATAGAGGATTAAATAGTGATGGTTGGGAATTATTAGAGTTTAAATCATCTGATACTAAAATATTAGATAAAGATGAGCTTATTGCAGCAAAAGCTGAAATGGGTGATGATAAATACCAACAAGAGTTTGAGTGTAGCTTTAATGCACCTGTAGAAGGTTCTTATTATTCGTCTATTATTAATGATTTAGATGAACAAGAACATATTATAGATATACCTAAAGACGAGTTAGCTAGAACATACACAGGATGGGATTTAGGAATTTCTGATTCAACGAGTATTTGGGTAGCACAAGTAGTAAACAAAGAAATAAGACTTATAGATTTTGTAGAAAATCATGGTGTAGGTCTTGATTACTATGTTAATTGGTTACGAGAACATGATTATATGTATGCTACACATATATTACCTCATGATGTAGCTGTGCGAGAATTAGGCACAGGCAAATCACGAAAAGAAATGTTAGAAGAAGCAGGTTTAAATATTACAGTTGCAAATAAATTAACTGTAATGGATGGCATACAAGCAGCTAGAAAAATATTACCACGCTGTTGGTTTGACAAAGATAAAACAAAACAGGGATTAGATGCACTACGCAATTATCGTAGAGTATTTGATGAAAAAAGAAATGTATTTCATGATAGACCATTTCATGACTGGGCATCCCATGCAAGTGATGCTTTTCGTTATTTAGCAGTAGGCATGGATGAATCACCTATGGAAGCATGGAGTAAACCTTTAGAGATTAATACCACATGGATAGTTTAAATGGCATACGATAAAAAAGATATGAAAGTAAATACAGAAGACAATGACTCTTTAGTTAATGTTGTTAGTTCTCATATTGACGATTCTTTAGGCTTTATTGCAACTGATACTCAACTAGAAAGAGCAGCAGCTCTTGAGTATTATTTAAGAGAGCCTTATGGCAACGAAGTAGAAGGTCGTTCTCAAATTGTTACTGGTGAAGTTGCAGAAGTAGTAGATGGTGCATTGCCACAAATAATGAAAGTATTTACTACTAACTCTAAAGCAGTAGAGTTTGAACCAGTTAATGATGGTGATGGAGCTTTAGCAGAGCAAGTAACACAGTATGTAAACCATATATTTTATAAAGATAATAATGGTTTTGAAATTATGCACGATTGGTTTAAAGACGGACTACTGCAAAAAGTAGGCGTAGTTAAAGCATATTGGGATGATAAA